GATAGTTTTAGTCGGATCTTCCGGATCAACCTGGTCGGTTTGATAGTTTGAAATTATTGGTATTTCCAAGGCTGTAAACGGTACTTTCTTTGCGTTTGGATCATTACGCCAAAGCACTTCTAAATTAATAGCCTCAATATAACTCCGTGCTGACCTGTCGAGAATCTCATAGCGAATCGGAGGAAGCCATTGAGATCGTCCATCTCCAATTGATTTAAAAATAATACATGGCCGGTCAACAATTGGCGGGATACCGGTTTTAAAGTCATCATTAACGATTATGTAATTCCAGTCAAAACCTGTTACCGAAAAAAGATGCCCCAAGAAGTCAACCGCATAATAACCGATCTGTTTGTCTCCTGCGCCGGGCTCGGTGATATTAATCGGCGTAACGGTTACGTGATAAGTCCAGTCTGTCAATTTAATAACATTACTGGCAATAGATGACCATGCAACTTGAGGTAATATTTTTTCAGGGTTTAAAATCATGCGGGCTGAGTGATTAATGTATTACCAAAAAATAAGTGAATGGTTATGACTGCCTCAATAGTTGCCAATCCTTTTATGGTTATGACGTTGCCATATTGGTCATCTTGGAATCCCATATAAGCCGATCCAAATGGTAGGTTTGACTTTTTGCCGGTTACTCCATCTACTGACATAACAGAAATAAAGCAAATCTCACGGTGAAGATTATGGGTGATAACTAAATCTTCAGGAACAACCCCGGCGGCTACTGTCCAGTCTGCCGGAAGTTCTGTTGGTACAGTACATCTTCCTGCTACTGTGGTATCGGGTGGCAGTATAATCCTAAATTCAGTTTGTATGATTGTGCCTAACTTCGCTTTCTCTAAATCGGTATAATCATTTTTAGACAGGCCTTTGCCGGTAACTTTTATAACTAAGTCTGATAAATCCTGGTCACCAGTATTAACCCCATTTAGAGTTGATATCCCTAATTTATCCTTAATTGTTGCAGTTGTTTCGTCTCCGGTATTGGTTCCTGATAATAGCGCAACCTTTGCTTTTTCGGCTGTCGTATAATCTTCTGCCGATAGCCCCTTCCCTGTGATTTTGTCAACTTTACCGCTCAAATCCTGGTCGCCCGAGTTGATTCCTGATAATCCCAAATCAACTTTAAGAGTCGCTAATGTTTGAACTTCGGGCACTCCTACTCCTGCTGTTTTACGATAAATAACTGAAGCCGTGGCCATGTTTGCCATCTTTGCTAAAGTAACGGATCCATCCAAAAGAGACAACGATCCGATTTTATTTACAAGCGTGGTTAGATCACTTAAAAAGATATACTCAACCCCCGCGATATTAACCGTCAAATAAGCAGCCCTTGAAGTGATTGGAAGTAATGATAATACCTGCGCCCCGTCTGTATAGGGTACGCCTTCGTTCATGTACCGCTCGTCAATATTAGGTAACTGCGACCCGGGATAAAAGCCTATTGCAATCGGCGTTCCAGTGTTCATGGTATGAATGTTATTGTAAAGTTTGTTTGAGTTTGCAATCTTTTCAAGGTGTAAATAGTGTAATTCACCAACTCCCCGGCAATTGTAAAGTCAACATTTGTAACTGCAAACCCTGAAATTATCTCGAAGTTATTCGTGTCTTTGATACTTGAAATTGCACCGTAAAAAGTCGGGAAAGCAAAACACGGCCTTTTTGAATCGATTGTATAAACGAATGATTGAATAGACTTTTGCAGATATCTTTCGGTCATTGCCCTGGCTGCACTCTCCGAAGGATTAATAACGTCAACTGACCCGATATAAGTAGGAAATGATCCCTGTGGGATAACTGCTCCGCCCGGCGATCCAGCATCATTTGCGCCGTAAATTCTTTTACCCTGAGTGCCGGAAACAACACTTTTGACCGGATTGTTTTCTAAATATCTTGTAGCGTAGGTGATCCCTCCATTTGTTGCTGTTTGGTTCACTAATTGATCGACCGTAAGAAGTTCATCCCAGGTAATAATTTGACCTGAATAAGGAATATTATTGATATTGTTAAAGCCGTTATCTTTAATCAATTTTAAGATAAAATCCAGCGACCCGTAAGTCTGCAAACAGACATCTTCAAGGCTTTGGCCTTCGACACATTTATATTGTAACATTTGCCTGAATTATTAAGTTTCCTGAATTATCATAACTTACAATAGGGCCGGCCTTATACCCATCCGATTGCAGGTTTAATTTGATCGATCTCTGCAATTCTTGCTGAACATCCCGGCCTTTCAAATAGTTCATAATTCCAACACCGTCAGAAAATGATTCTTTCCACCATCCCGGAGCGGCATTGATCGTATCGACAATGTGCTGATCATCGCTTTCGCAAAGGATCAAATCACTATTTTCAATTGCAATGTCGTTATCTTCCAGCCCTATGTCGAATCTATTACTTGCCATGAGTTATAAGTTTATTCTCAATGTCGTTTACTTTTGTTTCCGTCAATCTTTGCCCTGTCCATGCTGCAGTACCTACTTTTAATGCAAGCCCTCCATCTGAAGGAACCGGAATCCATGTAGAAAAGGCGGTTTTTAGGCTGTTGATGTCCTTTTCGAGATTGTTGATTTTATCAACCAGCTCTTTTATTTTTATCAGTCCTCCGAAAGTTCCATCGTTCAGTTTTATCCGCGTGCGGGCGTCAATCGTGATATTCTCAATCTCGGAATACTGACAAATGAACGGTTCAATATTTTGACTGAAGATCACCTTTACAGTTGATCCTATTACAGGCTCAAATAACACCCCGTCATCCACAACAGCCATTAACTTAACCGTAGGGAGTTTGTACTCTGTGTGACCGTCAACAGCGGTGCAGGAACATGTTCTGTTCTTAACATCAACAGAATCAACGATAGCATTAATATAGGTGACTTCATCGGATTTGTGCCGACCTGTCATTTTATTAACTGCTTCAATTATCGCCCTGTCGCTCATAATTTATAATCAAGTTGTACGATCTGCCTGATTCCATTCATTCCGCAATTATACTCAACGCCTTTAACCTTGTATTTTCCGTTACGCTCTGGTAATATCGGATCCACTAAATTAACATTGTCGCCTGTCTTTACAAAAGGTATTCCAAATGTAGTGAATTTTCCCTTAAATCCCGAAAAGTAATATTTCTTTAATTCGGGTAGCGCTAATGCTTTTAGTTCTTCAATAGACTTCGCCCCAGGATAGGGTAATGTCATCCGCTCCCCTCCGGTGTTTGGCGGGTAGTCTTCACCTTTTTTCTTGATGAAATAATCTGGCGTGTCACTCCCGTTTCTTAGCGTGCAAAGAACCTCTAACCTAATTCTTTTTGTTTTCGGTGTGCCGTCTTTCGTGGTTACTCCGGTTTCCTCTTCAATGTTATTATGAGCAACAATAGAAAGAACTAAATCATCTTTTCGTTTGTATTCCAGCTCATTCGAAATAATATCTTTTTGAAACGTGAAAGTATGAGTTTTAGCCTCAGATTCCACGTAAACCATAATTCCCGATCTCAGTTCATTGCCTTTAAAATAACTCTCAAAATGGTAAGTTTTTCTCAGTCTTCCAAGTACTTCGGCTATTGTTTCATTTCCTACCCTAAATTCTCCAAATGTGATTTTAGTAAGTGGCTTGAAAGTAAATCGCTCTGCCGTCGCCTTCCCTTTGTTGTAAATAGATAAAAGAAAATTAACAATATCTTCGAGTGAATCAGTTGATTTAAATGTGTGTGTCGGGCAGGGTGTTTGCTTGAGTTTCCAGAAGTTATCTTCAAATTTAAACTCAATCGGTTTCTTTGAGGTTACCTGACTAACCCAGCCATCAAATAGATGAGAATTACTCTTCTCGTCAAACGTCCCTTCTTTGATTTCTTTACCCTTCAGAAAAAATCTGTACCCATAGTCAACAATAACCCGGTCGCCTCTCATCAAAATTGGCGGATCGGTAAAACCTCCGATATTTACATTTGTTCCGAAAAGACTTTTTAACTTTCCGTTCTCATCTTTTACATACAGATTTTTTGGAAGAACAACCGTTCCTTCATTGGTAAAGTCCCTCCATGAATCAGTGCAGGAAACCTCTTTGACAAAATCAAAGATATACGTTTTGTTTCGAACTTTGGCACCGACCGAGTTGGGTTCGACTTGCGTCTGTTGGATTATGGTTACCTGTACAAATACCCTTAACATTAGATTGCTGTTGTTTTTACTTCTATTGGTGTATCTGAAATTGCATTCATTGAAAATGTTTGATAACTGTAACTTCCTTCTTCCTGCTCAAAGAATCGATCTTCAAAAACGATAGTATCAATGTCTAAATTTTGAAGGTATTTACAGACTACCGGAATAGCAATAGGGGCTTTGATAATGTCTTTAAGAATCCCTACCTCTTCAAGTGGGTAGTGTCCGTTTTTTCCCGTGATAACTCCCCTAAAAGATATTTGTGCGTCACCTTCTCCGATGTACTCTTTTACCGTCCCATTCTTGCCAATAATTTCGGTCTTTACGATATTCCGTGGAAAAGAAACAGATATAAGAATAGACTCAAATGTCATTTCAGGGCTGGTCCTTTGGGTGCCGTCTGCCAAAGTGTAATTGACTGCCTTAAATGTTACCCGATCCCAAATAGGGGTACCAAGTGCTGAGGGTGTGTTTAGTGATGCATCACGTGAGGATAGAGGGTCTATGCCGTCAGTGTAAGGATTGTGATGAGTTGCGTTTTTCCGTGATTCAAAAGCTATTTGATTAGCGATAACCCCAGCAGACCTCGATCCGATTAATGCGATTTGTGCGGGTGTGACTTTCGGTATAACGTATCTGTTTTCCATAGTTTAATAATCAGCAACCATTAATGAATCATGAGTAGCACCGACAAGGATAGCGGAAACCTGATCTTTCAAAGTTCCCAATCCTTCTTTTATGTTTGTGGTTGAAATGGTGAATTCTTTAATCAAAGGAGCGTTATAGGCCACATGGATATTGATAGTCTTTTGCCCTTCTGCTTTGGTTTTGGGTGCGGTGACCACTTCGCCCTGTGCGCCTATTTTACCCTTTGCGCCCGGTTTGCCTTCGAGTAACGATTTATTCTTTTCTGCGATTTCGGGAGCGTTCCACGTTGCTGCTATTTTGTCTTTGGCCTCCATTGCGGCGTCAATCGCATCACTTATGCCTTTCTTAACCAAAGCAGGATTAAAGGTAATAACTCCTAATATAGCCTCACCAACTCCCCTGAAAATCCCAACTACACCCATTCCGAAGGCCTTTATCATTTCCCAAACCGATGCAAGCATATTTTTAAACCCTCCAAAATGGTTTGATAGTGCGATGACCCCCCCGATAAGAGCGGCAACCCCTGCGATAATTAACCCGATAGGATTAGCATTCATCGCAACGTTTAAAGCCCATTGAGCAGCTCTCAGTATTCCCAACCCTTCAGCTCGTGCCATATCCCAGGCTAATAGTAATTCACTCGCAACGGCTGAGGCTGCCTTGATGGCAATAGCAGACTTTTCAATCAGCATAATACCAAGCATCATAGCTTTATAAGCTGCGTAAATTCCGATAATATAACCGATAGCCGTTTTGTGTTTTTCTAAAAATTCCGCAGTCGATTTAACCC